GTTCCAGGCCATGACCCCATACATGGGGCTGACGCTTGGAGCTCTGACTGTGCAGCAGGAGCGGCTGGTTCTATACATGGCGCGCGGCATGACGATTGCCGCTGCTGGCCGTGCAGCTGGATACGCGAGTTATCAGACAGCGTTGGACGCGGCTAAGCGCCCGGCAGTGGTTCAGGCTCTGAACTTCTTTCGGGAGCAGATGCGGGAAGAGGTGAAGTTCACGCGGACGCACGCGCACCAGATGTACCTGGACGCGTACAACGCTGCAGTGAATGCGACCGAGATGAAGAACACGGTTGACTCGTTGGTGAAGCTGCACGGGCTAACGGCCCCAGACACCGCCATGCAGGTCAACATAAATTTGAACCCCGCTCAGATAGAGCGGATGACTGATGAAGAGTTGTTGAAGCTGGCTGGTAAGGATGTCGGTTACTTGGAGCCTGACGCGCCTTGACAGACGAGATCCCAACTATTGAGTGCTTGAAGTGCAAGAAGCTCCATCCGGAGACCTTGTACTCAGGTAAACATAAAGGGGTATGCGTCTATTGTCTTGCGGACGCGGAGGACGCACTGCTTAACCCAGTGCAGGTGAAACCCGACAACGAACCACTGTCAGAGGCAGCTAAGAAAGAGTTCGATGTAAAGGAACAGGCGCGGAAAGAATTAGCTGAACGAATACTGTCGCGTAAGCGGCTTCTACCGTTCGTGGAAAAGTTCAATCCAGACTACAACGCGGGTTGGGTACACAAAGATGTCTGCAAACGACTTGAACAATTTTCTCGCGACGTGGTGGACCAAAAGTCTCCACGGCTTATGCTCTTTATGCCGCCGCGTCACGGGAAGTCGACGCTTGCTTCTATTTCGTTCCCGGCTTGGCATCTGGGTCGTAACCCTTCGCATGAGTTTATTAGCTGCTCGTATTCGGGCTCGCTTGCGATGGGGTTTAGCCGTAAGGTACGTCAGGTGCTTCGTGAACCGTCCTATAAAGCGATTTTTCAAACGCGGTTGGATCCGGATAGTCAAAGCGCTGAAGCATGGCTAACGACAGATGGCGGTGGCTACGTAGCCGCTGGTGTCGGTGGCGGTATTACGGGAAAAGGTGCTCACGTTCTCGTTATCGACGACCCGGTGAAGAACCGGGAAGATGCCGAGAGCCAGAACAATCGGGATGCTAACTGGGACTGGTATACGTCAACGGCGTACACCCGTCTTGCTCCCGGCGGTGGCGTGTTGGTCATTCTAACGAGGTGGCATGATGATGACTTGGCTGGTCGACTTCTTAAAGCGGGTTCTCAAGGTGGAGACGAGTGGGAAGTTGTCAGATATCCCGCCATCGCCGAAGAAGACGAAGAGTTCCGTAAGGCTGGTGAAGCCCTCCACCCCGAAAGGTACGACGTCCAAGCGCTCAGGCGCATCGAAAAAGCCGTAGGCCCGCGTGACTGGTCGGCGCTCTTCCAGCAAAACCCTGTTGCTGACGACGGCCAGTACTTCACCCGCAGCATGATCAACTACTACGACTTCGACGAGATTGACCAGGACTCCATGCGGTATTACTGCGCGTGGGACTTGGCGATCGGTAAGAACGATCGTAACGACTACAGCGTCGGGATAGTAGTTGGCATCAACGAGTATGACGACATGTTCGTCATGGACTGCGTGCGCGGTCGGTTCGACGGCTTCGAACTCGTCGAACGAATACTTGATCTGTACATCCAGTGGAAGCCATCGATTGTAGGCATCGAAAAGAGCCACATCGAAATGGCGCTAGGCCCGTTCCTAGAAAAGCGCGTGCGTGAGCGCGGCTTGTTTGAGGCGTACTTCAAAGATCTTAAGACTGGGCGGCGCGATAAAGAAGCGCGTGCTCGAGCCATCCAAGGACGCATGCAGCAGGGAAAAGTGTATTTCCCTCGCGACGCATCGTTCACTGGTCCGTTGATTGCGGAACTTCTTAGGTTCCCGAACGGTATGCATGACGACCAGGTAGACGCCTTGGCGTGGATTGGTCTCATGATGTCTGAGTTCTCTACATATCAAGCTCCAGTAGTCCATACACAGTCTTGGCGGGACAAACTTCTATCTCTTACTCGCGGACCCCGCCAAAAATCCGCGATGAGTGCGTAAACCATGGCTAAGATCAAAACCCCTTCGATCGAAGAACAGCAGCTTGCCCAGCAGCAGTGGAACCGGTACGTCCGGGCCAGAGACAACGGGCACCTGCAGTACGTCGAGATGGCTAAGAAATGCGACGCGTTCTATCGCGGCGATCAGTGGGACGAGACTGATCTGGCTAAGCTGGAGGCGGAAGGCCGCCCGGCACTGACCATTAACACCGTACTCCCGACAGTGAACACTGTCCTCGGAGAACAGTCCACACGCCGTGCCGACGTGCAGTTCAAACCGCGCCGTGGCGGTGATCAGGACGTAGCGAGCGTGCTGACTAAGTTGTACATGCAGATCGCTGACAACAACAAGCTCGACTGGGTTGAGCAGACGGTGTTCAGCGACGGTCTCATCATGGATGGCCGTGGTTACTTTGACGTTCGTATGGACTTCAGTGATCACGTCGAAGGTGAGATCCGCATCACGGCCAAAGATCCTATTGACATCCTGATTGACCCGGATGCGAAGGAGTACGACCCGAAGACCTGGAACGAGGTGTTCGAGACCAAGTGGATGACGCTCGATGAGATCGAGGAACTCTACGGTAAGGACAAGGCTGAGGCGCTTCGCTTCGTAGCCGAGAATGGCAACAGTTTTGGTCGGGACTCCATCGAATACGAAGAGACCCGCTATGGTAAGACGGATACGTCGCAGGATTACTTGGGTGCCGCTATCCCAGGAAACGAAGATTATCGCAATGTCCGCGCACTGCGCGTGATCTCGCGTCAGTATCGTAAGATGGGCCGCGCGGATTTCTTCGTTGACCCGAATACCGGCGACCAGCGCGAAGTGCCTGAGAACTGGAACGACCAAAAGACTAAGAAGTTTGCCAAGCAGTACGGCTTGAGCATTATCTCTAAGGTGGTTCGACGTGTGCGTTGGACCGTCACCTGCGACAAGATCGTGCTGCATGACGACTGGTCACCGTACGATGACTTCACCATCGTGCCGTACTTCGCGTACTTCCGTCGCGGTCGTCCATTTGGAATGGTGCGTAACTTGCTCTCGCCGCAGGAGCAGCTCAACAAAATTGCTAGCCAAGAGCTGCACATCGTAAACACCACTGCCAACAGCGGCTGGATGGTCGAGAGCGGATCGCTTGTCGGTATGACCGCCGATGATCTTGAAGAGCACGGTGCAGAGACCGGCTTGGTGCTGGAGTACAACCGTGGCTCGCAGCCGCCGGTCAAAATTCAGCCGAACCAGATCCCGACTGGACTTGATCGTATTAGCCAGAAGGCGGCGATCAACATTAAGACCATTAGCGGCGTGAACGACTCGATGCTCGGGTCTGACGGCGCTGAGGTCTCGGGTATCGCGATCCAGGCTAAGCAGAATCGCGGCGTCATCATGATCCAGGTACCGCTGGATAACCTGCGTAAGACCCGGCACTATCTCGCAGAGAAGGTGCTAAACCTGGTTCAGAAGTTCTATACTGAACAGCGAGTGATTCAGATTACCAACGAAGACGATCCGCTCAAGCCCCGCGAGCCGCTCGTGTTGAATGAGATGACTCCGGAAGGCCGCGTGATCAATGACCTCACTCTTGGTGAGTACGACGTCGTTATTGGTACCGCTCCGGCCCGCGATTCGTTCGACGAGATGCAGTTCGCTGAAGCTCTCAACCTGCGCCAGGTCGGTGTTGCTATCCCGGATGACGCCATCATTGAGTACAGCCACCTTGCCCGTAAGGGTGAGCTTGCCAAGCGCATTCGCATGATGACGGGCGTCGAGCAGACACCGGAACAGCAGGAAGCCGCAGCAGCCCAGAACGAGATTGCCATGCAGCAGGTTCAGCTCACGCTGGCGAAGATGCAGGCGGAAGTTCAGAAGCTGCAGTCCGAGGCAGCGATCAACATCGCCAAGGTCCAGGATGTGGCGGATGTCCAACCGCAACTCAAGATGGCCGATCTGCAGGCGCAGATCGCTATGAAGGAGCAGGAGTTGCAGCTGCGGCGTGAGTTGGCCAACCTGACCAACCAGACTCGTCGTTCGCAGCAAGAAACTGCCGCCGCGACCCGCATCGCTGCCACCGTAATGCAGACTGCTGCAAAGACGCAGACCCAAGCCGCATCGCGACCCGCCCCATTGATGCGGCCGATTACCCCGCAATAGGAGATTGATCATGTCCGAGGATAAGAAGGAAGTTACTCTCGACCGTATGCCTGGTTCAGACCCGATTGAGGACGCTCAAAGCCCCTCGATTGATCTGAACTTTGGCCTTGGCGAAGAGCCTAAGGCCGCTGCGCCGGTAGAAGAGCCAGAAGTTGCTGAGGAACCGGTTGCTGAGGCCCCTAAAGTTGAGCCGAAAGCGGAAGCACCCGTCGAAGCGCCTAGCATTCCTGAACCCGAGGTAGAAGTTGCTGCCGAACCGGAGGCAAAAATTGCCCCCGAACCGGAGCAAAAGAAGCCGATGGTGCCGAAGTCACGCCTCGATGAGGTGTTGGCTAAGCAAAAGGCGCTTCAAAAGCAGCTTGATGACCTCATGGCTGCAAAAAATGTAGCCGAAAACGCCCCAAGTACTTACGAGTTCGCTGCAAAAGAGGTCGAGTACCAGAATTTGGTGCTGGACGGGCAGCATGATAAGGCTGCAGCCCTCCGTCAGGAGATCCGTCAGGCGGAACGTGCCCAGCTTGAGTACGAACTGACCCAGAAAATGGAGCAGAAGGTCACTCAGAGCCAGCAGATGTCGGCTTTGCAGCAGGCAGCGGCCGAATTGGAGACAAATTTCCCGGTTTTTGACCGCGCTAGCTCCGACTTCAACGAGAAGTACACCCAGGAAGTCATTGATCTTCGCGACGCGTTTATCGTGAAGGGTGACAACCCGGTAGCAGCGCTGTCAAAAGCGGCTAAATTCGTCATTCGTGAGTATGGGTTGGACCCCGGCGCACCGGTCGAGCCGTCTCTTGGCTCTACGCCGACTGCTGCTAAGTCAAGCGTTGACGAAGTAGCTAAAAAGCGTGCTGAAGTGGCCCGTAAGATGAAGGCTGCTGAGGCTCAGCCTCCTGATATGCCGGGCGAAAGTTCTGCTGCACGCGGCGAAAAGGCGTTTGATGTCATGGCTTTGAGCGAAGACGAGTTTAACGCCCTCCCAGCGGCTACTTTGAAGCGCTTACGTGGAGACGTTGTCTAGTGGCTAACCGTGATTCAAGGCTCGCCAGAGCTGGTGTATCTGGCTACAACAAACCGAAGCGTACTCCTAGTCATCCGACCAAAAGTCACGTAGTTGTGGCGAAGTCTGGAGACCAAGTGAAGACTATTCGCTTCGGTCAGCAGGGCGTTAGCGGTTCCCCTAAGAAGCAGGGGGAGTCAGCCGCTTACCGTAAGCGCCGCGAGTCGTTCAAAGCTCGTCATGCGTCAAATATCTCTAAGGGCAAGATGTCGGCTGCTTATTGGGCTGACAAGGTCAAATGGTAAAGGAGTCTCGTATGAAGAATATGCATCGAATGCCGGACGGCACCATGATGAAAGGTGCTAAACACAAAGGCCCAATGAAGAAGGGAGCTGCTAAGAAGAAGGCCCCTGCTAAGAAGACCAAAGGATATGGCTACTAAGAAAAGTAGCGTTAACTCCGCCGGTAATTACACCAAGCCGACGATGCGCAAACGACTGTTTGAGAGCATCAAGGCTGGCGGTAAAGGTGGTAAACCAGGACAGTGGAGCGCCAGGAAGGCGCAGATGCTGGCCGTTCAATACAAGAAAGCAGGCGGAGGCTACAAGTAATGGCTAAGAACTGGATTAGCGGGGCTATCAAAAAGCCCGGTGCGTTGCGAAAGTCACTCGGTGTTAAGAAGGGGGAAAAGATCCCCGCCAAGCAACTTCGTAAAGCTGCTAAGAAGTCCGGCAAGATGGGACAGCGTGCCCGCCTTGCTATGACGCTTCGTAAGATGGGGAAGGACTAACTCATGGGGTTAGCTAAGTCCCAGCGGTCTCTTAAAAAGTGGACCAAGGAAGACTGGGGCACCCGGTCTGGTAAGAACAGCATCCAGGGTAGCAAGGCTACGGGGGAGCGTTATCTCCCCCGAGCCGCGCGTAATGCGTTAAGCCCGCAGGAGTACGCTGCTACTACACGCAATAAGCGTAAAGCTACGGCTAGCGGGAAGCAGTTTTCTAAGCAGCCCAAGCGGATTGCAAAAAAGACAGCGAAATACAGATAGTAGTTGCGAACTTTTATTCGTGTTGCTAATCTACAACTGAATTCGTCCGCCGGAACGATATCCGGCCGTGTCGCACACGCTAAAAACGTTTGAGATTTCGCCTGCAATGGCGTTAAACGTGCCGAGGTCGCGCCTCGTAAATACGCGCTAAGTCGTGACCCCACGATACGGGGAAACGGGTTAGCCGCTCCATAAAGTCGGCTGTAGAGGCTGGTAATGCAGGTGCATTACTGGATTTTTAAACGCAATATCAAGGAGAAGCCAAATGGCTCTTACTAACTTTGCGGCGCTGACTAGTGATCAACTCACGGCGTGGAGCCGTGATTTCTGGCGCGTCGCTCGCAATATGTCGTTTGTGAACCAGTTCGCTGGTTCGGGTTCTAACGCGATGATCCAGCGGGTCACCGAGCTGACGAAGTCCGACAAGGGCACGAAGGCTGTGATCACGTTGTTGGCCGACATGACCGGTGACGGCGTGACGGGCGACAGCTCGCTCGAGGGTAACGAAGAGGCGCTCCGCGCTTATGACATCACCATTGAGCTCGATCAGCTGCGCTTTGCGAACCGTATCGCTGGCCGCCTCGCTGACCAGAAGTCGGTGGTGAACTTCCGTGAGACGTCCCGTGACGCCCTCGCCTACGCGATGGCCGATCGTATGGACCAGCTCGCGTTCTTGACGCTCGCCGGTGTTGCTTACACGCACAAGACGAACGGTGGTCTCCGTCCGGTGCTGGCCTCTGGTCAGAACCTGTCGGGCCTTGAGTTCGCTTCGGACGTGTCGGCTCCGACTGCCGCTCGCCATCGTCGCGTTTCGGGTGACGACATCATTGCCGGTGACACGACTGCGATTACTACGGCCGACGTGCTGAAGTATCGCCATGTGGTCGAGTTGAAGGCCTACGCTAAGGACCAGTACATCCGTGGCGTTCGCGGTGCTGGTAACGACGAGGTGTTCCACCTCTTCGTGACGCCGCAGCAGATGGCGGCCCTTAAGCTCGATTCGGACTTCCTTGCCAACGTGCGTAACGCTGGTATCCGTGGTCCGAGCAACCAGTTGTTCGCTGGTTCGAGCTCGCTGATGGTCGACGGTGTGATGGTCCACGAGTTCCGCCATGTGTTTAACACTGCTGGCGCGACGACTGGTACCTCGGCGAATGCCGGTGCCGCTGGCTACAAGTGGGGTGCTAACGCCAACGTCGTCGGTGCTCGCGCTCTCTTCTGCGGTGCTCAGGCTCTCGCTATGGCCGACATCGGTCTGCCGGAAATCGTCGAAGACACCTTCGATTACCAGAACCAGTCTGGTATCTCGATCGGTAAGATCTTCGGTCTCCGCAAGCCGAAGTACAACAGCGATGTCACTGCCAACGTCCAAGACTTTGGCGTGATCGCGCTCGACACGGCCGTCTAAGCTGTGAGGGGGGCCCTCTTTTCGGAGGGGGCTCCCCGCTCTTTGTACCAG